AGTGCAGGCAACTCGCCGTGAGTAATAAAAGTCGTCGCTTGGAATTCGTAATACTCACACCAAGCGGATATTACCCACACTGCGGAAACTATGATATTTAATAAGGCGGAAACTCTACTAGATATTTCTTCGTGTATCAGCCCCCACAATTGCACGATTCCCGATATCATAAGTAATGCCGAAAGTGTATTGACTGGAACAATGGTACTCGATTCCAACACTCCGAACATAGACATAGAATACATGATACTTGCAATCGCGATCATGGCGCGTGTTGGGGTGGTGTCAGAATAAAACAAAATCCAGTGAATTTTATGCAAGGCTAAGGATAAAGAACTACAATTCGGACGTCTCATTTCTTAACGCCTTGAGCTTGTTGGAATTCCCTAACTACATCTTGCAGGGCTTTTAGCTTATTCATTTCGATGTAGCAGGTGTTGTAGTTTTCGCCGACGACGTTGAGCATCTCAGACAACGTAACGTCTGAGGGGGTTCCATCAAAATCGGAGACACTACCAGTTGAACTGCCTGTGTCGGTTGAACCAACGGTGCTGGCTGCTGACATCCAGTCATGGAAATTAACGCTACCGTTAAGAATAACGCACGTACTGTCGTTCTGTTGTTTAACATTTTTTAAGTCCTGTTTTAGTTTGGTAATTACAGTGGTTCTAGTTTGGACGTAAGCGTCGAAGTCAGACGCGATGCTTTTCTGTTTTGAATTGAAGTCGGTTTGGACCGCAGCGATGCGTTTCTCAAACGCAACTCGTTCCGATTCTAAAGTGGCTTTCCATCTAGAATTTGAATTGGTTTCGCCTATGTAATACATACTAGCCATAGAAATTGCAAAGAATGCAAGTTTCCAGTATTTTAAAATTATGGTGATCATTGTTTAAATTCCGTTTCCTAATCGTATATTTATGCAGGTGTCCACACTATACCTTTTGAGTCCACAACGACCTCTTTTTCCGGTAAATCGTACGATGTACTAAAAAATGACAAGATTTCATTGTCTAGTTGCTTTCTACGCTCATTGTGAATTTCCCGCATCACATTTACATCGTGCATATCGCGGAAATAGCCTTGGGTTGTTAGCCACGCAAATAGCCATAGCGTTGCAACCATATCATCGTTCTTTTGCTCGTCGGCAGCATATCCCGAATTGCCTTTATGAATGAACGTAGACAGTTCTGAGATTGAGTGAAAGTCGTTTAATATGAGCTTTTGATTCTCTAACAAGTCTTTCAACGAAGCGCATCCGATGCGCTTCGTCATTTTGCTAGTTTTAACACCAGGTTGCTGCTGTTCTCTAGTCCCGCCGAACAACACCTGTCCATTGCGTTCGCTGGTTCCAACCCAAGCAACATTCTCATATCCGTATTCGAACCAACAAATGTTCGCAATCTCTTTTCCGGTGCTATTTAGCTCTATCAACAAGAACGCGTTGTTGTATGACGAAGCGGTCTTGACAATGATGTCTGGCATAAATGTGGGCGATACAGTGTTGTCTCTGTATGCGGCAACTTGGGTGTATGGCAATGTCGTTACATCAAATATACTGAACGTTGCGTAATCTAACCCGATCCCTTCCGACCCATCAACTGTCATTACATACGAGTGGTCTTTGACAGGTTCTTCAAAAATAGACAATTTAGAATTGAATAATGTTGCCTTTGGTTCTTTATATGCAAGAGCTTTTAAAGTTTTGCCGTTAATTAACGTTCCAGAACTTCCGTGAAACGTACAATTATATTCCTGTTCAAATGCTTCCTCCGACCCTAATGCGCTGATTGTTTTAATTCGCCAAGCATCGTCTCTGCCGGGAACGTCCCACCAATCAACACTAAACGGGACAAACCCAGATCTTCCCTCTTCTGCTTCAGTCCAAAATTTGTAGAAGTGGTTGTACCCTTTAGGAGTTGACAGCATAAAAATCTTAGTGTCTGTACCCGAAGAAATTGTTGGATACACTGACGTGAAGAAATCCTCCGCGATATTAGGCGGAATGAACGCCACCTCGTCGAGAATCAGGCCGGATATACTCGTGTTATGTGAAATAAATCCGTCCGACATATACGCGTGTCCGTCTGCGACATTAACAGGGTCAAAAACTGCCTCAATCCCGTCTAATGAAATCGAAACAACAACCTTATCATCTATGTGTTGGCCTACCTTGACTGTAGATGCCTTGAAGAAGTCTTGCTGACGACTTCTTAGGTAATGGTCTGTAGTACATCGAAATTTTGACCCGTCTGTAAAAACGATTTTGACAACAAGTTTTTTGATGACTTGCAACCCATCAAAACTTTTAAAGCCCGAAGGCGATAAAATTTCGTAGTCTGTATTTTTTAGGAACATTTTATTACCCAACCTTCTGGCGCCAACCCTATCAGAAACTTTTTAACCTCCCCAGTTTCTGCGTTTATATGCTTTCTTAATGGGTTACCAGAAACCCACCCAACGGGGCAAACTTCTACGTTGCACTGAATCCTTTCTTTGACATTATTAGGATTGTAAAATAATTTCATCCCTTTGTTAATAGCACCGCCTCGATCTAGATTTTGTTTCGCTTTCGCGGCGGATATTTTAGCCTTGGTTTCAGCACTTCTTTTCATTCCTGTGTGTGCTAGTGCAGTCTTACGTATTTTTTCCGGGTTTTTGTTTATTTTATTAGTCCATTCTACGGAGTGTGGTTTACCTGTCAACGATTCTCGCTTTCTAAGAGACTCCTTTAACTTCAAATAGTTCGGGTGCCAATATATTTCTGTATTTTCAATAAATTTTTGACCTATTGCCCAAGGAAATTCTGGATGAACACACTCCGCCGCAAATGGGGCGTATGTTCTCCATGTTTTACCAGACACTTTATGATAAAGTGTGATTATGCCCTTAAACGGCTGATACATTCTGTGATAAGCTCGCATTTCAGATTTGCGTGTTTCAGACACATTCCTGCCCGTGTTTAACGCGCTTAGAAAGTTTTTAACTTCTTGAGTATGGTGCTTCCCTTTAAAAGGATTATATAATAGCATCGCATTTCGGTTTGCTTCTCTACAATGAGCACATAATGTGATATATTCGGATACTTCGTCCGCGCTCATATCCGCAAGTCTTTTAGTTCTGTGTACATTACTTTGTCGGAAAGATGATAGCGAGAAACACACCTTTCTGAAATGTTGTGGGTTTCTATCAGGGAAACTCTTTATATGCCATATATAAGTAATAATGCGCTTGCAAGTGCTCTTTGGTTGTTAGCTTAACAAGTAAATCATTTTTGCCAAATATAGATTTAGGTAAGTAATGATGATATTCCCCTATTCCGTCTAGTGGCGAACACATTCGACTACCGATTAAATCACAATACTTGCTCATCCAACCATTCCAAAACCCAAATTTATTCTCTAATAACGTCTTCAACATATATCAAGCCATTTTCACATATTTTAGTATTATTATTTAGTGAAAATGCTAACTCGCCTATATCTATGGTGGACACTACGCCTGTATTTTTATCCCTTACAGTTATTTTAGATTCTGTAGGAACACACCCGCGAATCCCGCCGGACGACGTAGCTGCGGTTAAAACGCGGCTCTTATTTTCGAGTTCGATAGATCCTTTATTCCAACTGACTACCCCTTGTTGCAACCAGAATGGTAACAATTCGTAAGAAACTTGTAATTTCTGATTTAAAATCTCTTTCGCGGTAGCATCCTTATTAGCAAGCACCGCCCAAGACTTGACGGGGTGAAATAGAATGTGCCACAACAGATACGACGCGGTCGTTTGCGACTTTCCACACTGCCTAGCCAGCTTCCCCAGAACCATTCGATTCTCATGTAGGCATTTAACTAAGTCCCTTTGGAACGGCCACATTTTAAATGGGATAATGCCCCGATCTACATGTACGATTTTAACGTATTTCTCAATGAAGTAGATTGGGTCTTCAGCGCATTTTAGGTATTCGTTGTGAAGTTCCTCTGTCCAAAATACGTCAACCCCCACACCTTTCAGATTTCTGTTTCCAGAATACGTCTTATAATTTGCATATTTCACACCATCAACTGTGGTGTATTCTGGTTGAGTAAAATTTGCCATTATTTGTGTAATGATCTATCTAGCGCATCTGAAGCTGTGGACACCACACGGGGATCTGCGTGTTTAAATGCTTGGAAAATTGTACCCGAATCCGCCTTAGGATGATTCACAGCCGCCATCGCAACTTCTGGGTTGCGATGCAACGCCGCAATAGTAACCGCCCTAGTATGAATCTTAGGATGGTGCAATGCTGCCATAGCAACTTCAGGTGGGGTGTCTGGGTACATAGCTCGCACCACTGTATCTTCATCCGCCTTATGATGGCTTAAAGATGCCAGTGCGACTTTTAAATCCGAGTTTCCAACACCCCGTCGAGTTGCTTCTGCTGTTACAGCAGGGTGGTTTAGCGCAGCCATAGCAACTTTCTTAGTAGGGTTATACATAGCCCATTCAACAGTTCTGTCGTCTGCAAGCGGATGTTTTAGAGCTTCAAACGCAACTTCCGGATCGTGATGTTGCGCAGCGGTGGCTATAGTTACGTTAGACGCGTGTGGGTGTCTGATAGCCGCTAACGCAACATTTTTATCTTGATGCCCCGCTGCATTGGTTAGTGCTATAGAGTGGGCGTCAGGGTGTTGTGCAGCTTTTAATGCGAGCTGCGAATCGTTATCGTTCGCAGCTATGTGCAGCCATTTTTGATCGACGTCCAGGTCGCTAAGTTTATCTAGCATCACCTTTTTATTAACGACGTTCTTGTTTCCGTTGTTGTATAGTGAAGCCTGTAATTCATATACAGGAACATCTGGGTGCATCGGGTACGCCAACTCATTTTGAGCATCTACGGTGTGTTCAAATGCCGTATTAGAGGTTCCGTATGTCTTATCATCTCTGCGCCAAATTTCGTGCGTTCTACCGTTAGGGAGCTTACCGACATATTTTTTGCTTAACGCTCTAGCCAAAGGATGTTTAATATCTGCATCATCTTTATGCACAAGGAAATGCACTTTAGATCCGTGCTCTACGTCTGCGTGCAAGTATTCACGGTTGCACCCGTGTTCAAGATTCATACAAGAATCTTCATGCCAATCAGTTTCAGAAGTCATACCAGCAACGTCCATAGGTTTGTTAGACGTTACTACTCTATAATCGTTGTGAGCTAATGCAGAACCTTGTAGTTGTTTAGCGTTTGCGTTTATGATTGTTTGAGGTGCTTTTAGTTGAGTTAGCACTTTACCGACCCGAACAAACCTGCCGTGTTTATCTTTAACCATCCCTGAAGACATTGTGGACGTGTCTATGCCATGCTGAATCAGGTATTTTTCCACTTCAGCATGAGGAGCAGATTTCAATTCGTGGGTCGTCCTAACACCAACATTTGAGCGAATTTTATCCGTGCCTACTATTTCCTCAGCGCGCTCGATGTTGGCCGGGTCTGTAAGGCGTTCGCCTAATAATTGTCTAACTGATACCATACGGATTCCTTAATAATAATTTATTTAGCAGCGCGCATACTCATCAAATCCGCGGTTGAGCCGACAAACACCGCATTTTCAACACTGACCGGAGACATCGTAGCGGTGCTAGATTTACTAGAGGTCTCCGCGCCGTTGCGACTTTTATGAAAGGACATCAATGTCTTGGATAACGTGGCAAGTGAATTAGCAAGTTCGCTCACCACTGCAAACCCCTTCGGATCTTGAGCGGATTGCGAAATTGCACTAAGTTCGCTCATAGCACTTTCAACCGTGTCCATTGCATCTAACATCTTTTCTCTGACAATTGCAAAGTCTGCTTCAAACTGAACGTTGGCATCGTCAGCGGACAAAACAGCAGGCAATTGTGCTGTTGAAATTGTAGCTGGCAAGTCTGTTGTAGATTTAATTTGACGAAGTGGCGTAGCGTCTGCGGTATCGAACAAGGTGTCTAACGGATGTACAAACTCTGTCATGTTATTACTTTCTCTTCGACATTTACTGCATTGAACGTCAGGTCAAACGAAGTGAATGTTGAGATAGATTCAATTACAGTTGTAGGTTTGATAGGCGCAAAAATGTAAGAATTAACAGTGAACGATAATGTCCAAGTGTTGATTGAAGGTTCTTCAAAATCGCTATCTGGCGCACTGTCGTCAAATGAAACTCCATTCAACGTAACTGGAATGTCTTTCTGTAAATTAAACTGCGGAAACGTGTTTGCTGATATCGTGTAGCTCGGATTGAAGAACGGCAATATCTGTTCGATTATCTGAAACCCGTCTTCTAAATGCTTTGCTTCGATACTAAGTTCAAACTCGAACGTATATGGGACGGGTGTGTACATTTCGGTCGTTCGATCCGCGGCTAGATGTCGATTTAGTGGATTAACAACATTTTGATCATTTTTGCTAATCCCGCGCATCAAAAACGCCATGCGCGGGTACACCGTTTTCATATTGTATGCGGTGTCCGCGTCTGCGGTTCGACGTACATACGCCTTGTCCATTGACCCATACATTAGTGGTACCTTAGACACTTGAGTCTTTGTCTTGGTTGGATCTACCCGCACTATTTGAATATCGTTAAACAATGTTCCAAATAGTGAAGTAGTTGTTTTTATCATTTCGTGATAAAAAGGTTGATGTCCTAAAATTTTATCTCTCCTTTATATCAGCCTCTACCGAATGGGTTATTAACATCCCATAAAGCAACTGCATCTGCATTTGTTTGAACTACATCGTTCACTTTAGTAAGTTCTGCTTCAAGATTCGGGTTGACTGTGATATCATTACTGAATTGAGCTTCTTGTGCATCGATATCTGCGACGCCAGTATTCATTTTCTCCGAACTATATGCCCATTTTTCTGTGGAAATTGTGAAGGTGTAGTGATCTCCTAATGGATAAAACCCGCTCACGTCGAACTTGTCTACGAATGTAACGCGCATGAAATCTGTAGGTCCAAACGCATTCCATCTAGGAATGTACAATAAATCCCCTTCCATAGGGCGCAGCGTCCCAAACACTTCATTCCACGTTGCTCGAGATACTAAGAAGTCAGCATTCTGTTTATTTTGAAACCCAAATTTACTAAAGAACGCGCCGCCTTCATATCCCTCTTGCGCATCTTTGACATAAACCACAATCGCCTTTGTATTGGCAGCTTGAAGTTCTAGAAACCTGTCCTCCCCATAAAGGAGGTCAACATTAGTGAAAGGGTTTTGAATGTAATACACTTCAACGCCGTACTGTGATATAATCTCCCGACTTAGCTCCATCACTACAGACCGTTCATTAAGTAGCGCGCCCATTGCATTCGTTATGAAAGCAGCATTCTTACCAGACGGCAACGTTCCAGAAAGATACATCTCTGGTGATGCGGGTGTTGCGTTCCCACTAGCCATCTTGTTCGGAACAAGATTTGAAGTGAGCGAATCTAAGAGTGTATTGAGCGAACTAACAGATGCCCCGTCCCAATTAAATTGAAACACTGCGATAATGTTTGTTGCGGATTTGATACGAACGCTACAGTTGCCAATAGGAAGGGTTGGAACTACGCCGTTAAAAGTTCCAACCGGGAGTTCTGTAGGCACCACACTGGACACATGTGCGCCCGTCGGGTCGTAGAAATTAAAAGTGATATTCGGTACGTTGCGACCTTGAGTTGAATAGCTGATAGTTGCCATATCTAACCAATCATAAAGCTAGGTGGCTCTTGCCAATCGCTTCTAATCTTGTCTTCTAGATCCGCAACTTCCGCTTGACCTTCTGAAAATAGTGTTTGGCCGTCTAATGTGATCCCACCAGGTAGTTGAACACCTGAATACTTCTTTAAGTTTTCTCCGTATTGTTTTTTCAACAGCGCAGACGCATAATTTATCAGCCAGAAGTCAGACCAAACATGAGGATATTCGTCCGGGTTTACAGCTTTCCAACAGTCTAAAACGATAAAAGTGCCATTCGGAATTTTAGCCCAATCGATGTCGATAAACAGCTTTCCTTGATTTGCGTT